GCCAAGGTGCGCGCAGGTGTGGTTCCGTAACAAGTGTATCTTGCTTGCGGATGTGAACCTTTACATCATTATATTTCAATGAAGAAAGGCAGGTAACCATTTATGAATGATTACACCACATCTCTCTGCAAGAAGATACGAGCAGTAGGCGTTCCAAAGAAGGTGGCTCACCAATTGGTTAATGAAATCCAGAAATGGATATCATCGAATGGTGTTGAGTGGACTAATAGTCGACTCAAAGACCTCAAGCAATGGTATGAAACATACCTTGCTGGAAATCCAATTCCACCTGCTTGGTTCAAACATGGAAAAGATAATCTCCCTTTGGGGATTTTCAAATACGTGTTTGAACTAAGGAATCAGCAAAAGGCTTTATCGATTCTCTCGGTAAATACCTTGTTCATAGCAGAGGAGATCTTAGATTCTCAACGAACTAAGTTTCTCGAGGCTGTGAATGCTGGTCCATTGGAACAGAGACTAGATCTCTCAGAGATACCTCTTAGTGATAAGAGACGACTCCCGGATCTTAAGTCTCAACTCAGTGTTCCTAGTTACGACGCCATAACAGGCAAATCTATCCCTGTAGGCGTAAAAGATGATTCGAAGATGGATCATCTCGTAGCTAAGAAATTGTTTCTTCGTCCTGTCACGGATGAACGAAACATCATCTACAAGCGACTAATCAAGACTAATAAGTCTAGATTAGATGCATGTAATTCCAAGAAGGAGAAAACTGAGCTCCTGAAGGAATTACGGCAACTCGCTGAGCGAGAAGCAGTGCATGTCAGACGCTTGCAGATGTGCAACGCCTATGTTGAATCCTGGGAGAATGTTCCTACTCCTACGCTGGAATATCTGCGTAGAGAAGGACATCTAGAGCTCATCCCACCGGCATTACTCACCGATGGAAGAGACGACGGTAGCATCTTCGCTACTATCCCAACACAGGATCAACTAGCTGGTAGCATAGGAGTTATCCAACAGGAGGCTCTAAAGGCGAGATGGGTTGCAAACCCAAATCGAATATCCCAATCAATGATGGGACCTTTAGGCAACCATTGGTATAACATTCTACGCTCACTCCCTACTGATTGTACATTCAATCAGGAGATGGGTATGTCGTGGGTTCAAGACCAGTTAAAGCACGGTGTGTGCTTGGCTGGTACCGATTTATCATCGGCTACTGACCTACTAGATAGGCAGCTGTGTCTCGAGCTAATTACTCGGACATACTTAGGAAGAGATTGGAATAACCAATCAGACTGGACGTTGCCAGTCGAAATATCCTATCGTAATGCTGTCGATCATTTCATGCAGATATCTGCAATGGAATGGACATTCCCAGAGGGAGGCACTGTAAGCTGGGATCGGGGTCAGCCTTTAGGCGCCTATCCTTCTTTCGCTATGTTGGCATTGACCAACAATGCTCTAGGCAGACAAGCATGCTTAGAAGCTGGCATTCCACTGGACTCTTTCAGAGTTCTTGGAGACGATTTTATAATCGACGCCAGAGCAGTAGATAAATACTGTTCATTAGTTGAAAGATTGGGTGGATCCATCAACCACTCAAAAACGCTTACAAGTGACCGATGCGCGGAGTTTGCAGGTAGAGTCATTACTCCTCAAAGAGTAATGAACAAGACTACCAAGTTCAAGGAGATGTCTGACAACTCCTTTATGAGCTTGATGTCTGGTCTTGGTGACCAGGCTAAGTCTTTGTTGAGACCTAGACAGAGAAAACAGTATGAAGAGTTTAAATTCATACCTGGTATCGCTGTCCAGGGACCTTACTCGCAAAACTCATTTGGCTTCCCACTTAGTCAAAGATACGCTTGGTATCTTGATCAAGTAGAGGCTAAAAGGGTACTACCTGAGAAGGCTCATTTGGATTCCTGGCAATTTGCCAGTGAGATCTATTACTTCCTTTCGGAAGAAAATAGAGCTGACGAGTTTGAGCTCGCCATCCCATTTACCTTCTCGGATGACTTCCAGTCATCCCTTGCGACCGCAGTTGCACAAAAAGGAGATCCACGTCTTACTAACGGTAAGACATGCCTTGAAGCATTGGAGGAGATTTCTTCGTCTCCAACATTTCAGTCCTTTAAGGTCTGGATCGAATCCGAAGTCTTTAAGACCCCAAGCTCTAAGCTCCAGAAGTGGAACCCAGAGTCGCCAATGTTCTCTGAGATTCAAGAACTTCTTGAATCTAGAAGACAGCAGGAGTTGGCTGCTAAGCATGCCGAAAGACATGTCAAAGAGTCCATACATCGTGCTACTCATTTGAGTCATGATGACGGATGGGATCTTGATCGTTGACTAAGTTAAGAGAAATTCTTAGCTTCAGATCACTTCGGTCTGAGTATCTGCTCCCTATCTTGATAGACAGAG